ATGCGCTTTTGTACCCATTCCCCCCTGACCGTGGCCTATCAGATGGTGGGGATCATCAGCAGGCTTTCCACAACATGCACACGGCTGCGTCTTAACCCAGCGCGTGTACTTTTCATTAACCCAGCGGCGACGTTTTGGGCGTAACATAAAAGACTCCGGCGACTCCGGATCCACTTTCAGCGCCAGCACCTTTTTCGCTTTATCCTGGATGATGCTGGTGGCAGGAACCGAAGGAACAAGGTCACTTTCCCGGGTGACAGACGGCACAACAGGCTTCGGTAATCTCAGTGCCTTACAGGCTGCACTTTCCGGTAAGGCATCCGCCAGGTCATTACGAATCAGCCACCAGCACAGTTCCGGCATTGTCACAACGTGACTGTCATCAAAACCGAGATCCCGACGCACAACAGACAACACCCAGCGGGCACAGTTATCCGTTGCCATTGATTCCAGCCGTTCCGTGAACTGATCGCGCAGCTGGTTATCGCAGTGCCAGCACAGACGGATTGCACCCGGCGCGTGTCGCATTGTGGTCATGTTCTCGCTGTGCCAGTCGGAATGAGGCCACTGGCAGCCTTTTTCACGAAGTAACCAGCTTTCAAGACATTCCACGCCACCAGCACGACGGATCACTGCCTCATTGCGGAACACGGCCCGAACGGCAGGATCATCCGCCAGCGGTTGTGATGCCGCCGGAACGGCACCACTGGCGAAAGATGAATAACGCTCCGGCTCAGGCTCCAGCAGGACACGCCCCTGCATAAACAGGGGCATCAGCTCTGAACCGGGTCTGAACAATACGATCCCCATACGCGGGGCAATTTCAGGGGTCAGTAGTGCTCTCACGGTCACCTCAATGAACGGTATCGAGCAGCTTTAACAGCTCAGGGAATCGGGATTCGAAGAAGTGTGGCTGCGTCTCGCGCGGATTTGCGGGACTGGTGATGTTCTTGCCGAACATGCAGCCTTTCGCTGTCAGCGACCAGAATTTTTTGATGTTGTTAATCGCGGTACGGCTGTATCGTTCGCGCTGCTCGACGATCCCCAGCTTCACCATCTGGTGATATGCCTGATTAGCCGTCAGGCGGATACCATACTGTTTCAACAGTGCACTCAGTGACAGTGTCGGGCGACTTGAGCCATCGTGTGCATCAGCAGGAGCATCAATGGCATAGCGCGGTGCCAGATTCGGTAAGCCAACAGCCTCCTGGAGTTTCTGACAGGCACCAAGCACTGAAGAGTTAGACAGGTTTAACTCCCGGCGCATAAAGTCCAGCAGGATCACGCCAGCCTGCATCTTGTCAGCAGCCTGCCCGGATAATTTTTCCAGTGTGCTGGTTATCATATCGAAAGTACGGATCACCTTCAGATGGAATGACGGACTGATCCACATTGCATAGGCATACACCAGTTCCTTGCAGACATACGTTCCCCGTTCATTTCCCCCATGAATCACACTCACCGGGTCAACACCCAAATTCTGGGTGTTGGTCAATTCATGAACAAGCTCAACAGTTTGTTGGCTGGAAAGAAACTTTCCTGGCTCCTTGGTTCTGGCATTTGCACCAGATGCTACTGCTGCGCGATGCAGATCGTTCAGGCTGTAACGCCCATAAGCATCACGACGAACTTCAATACCATCAATGACCATCAGATTATTCATACTTCGTTTCTCCTCTTGATCAGGCGGCTGCACCCGCCGTTTTCTCGTACTTACTGATAGTGATCTCGACCTTCCCTTTCGGGATAACCGGTCCCCACTCAACCAGCATTCTTTTCACCTGGCTGTCGTCTTCCCACACACCCGCGTGGGTCAGGGCGTCAAACAGCGCCTTGTTATAGTTGTCCAGATCGCGGATCCGGTTATCCGGAGGAAACAACACGATCTCCACTGAAGCAGGTGCCGACGTTGGTTTCGGCAGACGACGTAACTGCTCAACTATTGCTGTGCACGCCGCACTCTGGAATTTTCGCCCCGCCGCGCTTATCAGGCTCTTACCAGCAAATGCCCCTTTGTTGGGGTGTCGCCAGTAGGTGTTCACGCTGGGTGGAAAAGGCAGAATCAGCTTCATACTTTCAGCCCCCTCTCATGTAACCAGTGGGCTGCACGCGGCCTGGCGTTTTCCTCACCAGCAAGCAGTGCGCGGATAATCCCGGCCGCCTCGCTATCGTCGTCCTTCACCGCGGTATGAAGCGTGATGCCCCGGGCCACGCCACGCTTTATCGTGATGACGCCTTTTTTCTCCAGTGCGCGAAGATGCTCCACCGCTGCATTCACTGAACGGTATCCCAGCATGGTAGCCACCTCCTGATTGGTTGGCGGGAAGCCACGTTCTTTCTGGTAAGAAATCAGCATATCCAGCACCTGCTGCTGGCATTGAGTTAACGTCGTCATTAAGCCCCCACGTAATTCCCTGACAGATACCACTCTTCACCCGATGCAGCGCGCTTGCTGCTTTTCCGTAAGCACCGCTCACGACGCGCCAGAAAATTGTTTCGTTCTGGCTGGGAGTGGCTTTCACGGAATGCCTCCATCCACACCGTTGCAGCTCGACGGAATAAGCCCCTGGACTCCAGTTCTTCAGCCTGGCGGGTCAGGCACAAAATCACCCGGGGGTCGTTAGTGCCGACATAGAAATTGCGCACAGGTCTGGTTTCACAAACTGGTTCCGGCTCCTGCGATATCTCAGCCTGGCGCGGGAAATGTCTGCGTGTATCCTCTTCACAACGGTGAGCCACACGCCCACTCTGACGTAACTTGCTTGCTGACTGCAGAACTCGCTGCCGTGAGTAACCTGCAAAAGCATCCGCAATGTCTCCGGAAGTACACCCCGGATGGGCTTCAATGAATTTCTGAACGTCATTCAAAAGGCTCATGATCACCCCCTGAATCCTGCCGGGATCTGGCTGTAGTCCACATTGTCGTAACTGGCTTTGAAGTACGGGTCTTCGCGTTTTTCTGTGTACGTGCTGACGGACGGCGATAAGCGCAGGGAAAGTTCATCCCATTTTTCCCGCAGCTTCGACGGGCTGAGCACGTTACGGCACCAGAACGGGTCGCGGCTGACACGGTTGTACATCTCGCAGATTTGTTTGTGGGTACGACCGTCCTGTACACACATCAGGCGAATTTCATTTGCCCAGGCTGTCCAGTTCGGTTCTTTCGGACGTACCACCTCGCCGTCACATTCGGCGGCCTGCTCGTACAGGGCGATGATTTTTTTCCAGAGCCACTGTGCGCAGGTCAAATCATCCTGCGTTCCCCACTGGCGCTTTTTAGGGCTGAATACAACCGCATCAGGATGGCGAGTTAAAAAATTCTGTTCAGCCGTCTGCGTGTCCGGTTGCGAAGCGTCCGGACGAGAAGGTTTTTTATCTGACGGATCATGTTTTGATTTTACTGACGGATCCCCGCCAGATTCTGACGGGTGAAAACCCGCTTTTTTGCCAGATTTCGACGCATCAAATTTTGACGGGTCAGATTTTGATGCGTCAGATTTTGACGGGTCAGAATCTGACAGTTGAGAAAATGCCGCAGCCTGAAGCTTCGCAACGTTAAGCTGATAAACATTCGACGCATTGCGGTTACCCTGGCGACGCGCCTTACGCGTTAACCAGCCTTCTGCTTCCAGTCGTGCGATAGCCGTTCTGACGGTACTCATCCCCGCGCCAATCTGGCGGGCAATGGTTTCAATTGATGGCCAGCACACACCTTCGTCATTACTGAAATCAGCCAGGCGGGCCATAATTGCCACGCTGGATAACTTCATGCCTGACGCAGCGCAACCATCCCATACATAGCCGGTTAATTTAGTGCTCATGACCGACCTCTATTTCCCTGAATTTACGACGAAACTGTTCGAGCGGACTGAAGCATTCATGCTCATAGCCTTCGCGGAGGTAGATAACCCGTTGTGTTTCCGGTTCCCAACGAATGACTCTGACGGGCACTCCGTAGTGATCTTTGAACCAGCGGTTAACTTGTCGCAAAGGACTGTCTCCTTCTGCCGGTTGAAATCACCCACAGCCCACTCAGCAAAGCTGTGGGTTACAATTTCCCTGTCACCTGGTACATTCACTGCATAGCAATATTCCACCTTCGCTTTTCCACCCGGTACAGGAAGCGCAATCAGTTGCGAGCGACGGTAGTGTGTTGTTAAACTGTTCATGCGTTAGTTTCTCCACAGACACAAAACGCCACGGCGCCCGGAGCTGCACACTCGCGGGCGTCACTCTTTTCTGGAGCGCAAAAGATTTTGTAGACCAGTGCTGCATGCTCCTGCAGCTTCGAAATTGACATGTACAGCTCGTCGTTAATTGCTGCCTGCTCGTGTGGTTCCACCACCCCGTCTTCAATTGCTGAACGAATCTGTTTTGAATAACTGCCGATCTGTTCAATAACCTCCAACAGGCGCTGGTTGATATCGGCGTTCTCTACTTCCTCAATTTCAGGAAGTGATACAAACACCCCACCAGCAGACTGTGCGACAGCATCCGCAATGTGGTGATTGCCAGCAGCACGCTGTAAAACCATTGCCCATCCCAACGGGAAAATCTGATCGCCATCTGCACGAAGGCGGTTGAATAAAGCGTTCTCTGTTACATCCAGCCAGTCAGCAGCTTCAGCGTAACCCCCTGGCAATGCCGCGATAGTTTTTCTGACAGCTTTCACGTACCACTCAGGTTGTTTTTCCACTTTCCAATGATGCTTACCCACGGCTTACCTCCTGTTCCTGTGGTTTAAACCCATTCTGGTTTTGGCTAGATTGAAAACGTGCCGGATAAAGAATCTGCATTTCGCTGACTTCACCCTTAAAAAAATTGGCTAAACGTTCTGCAAGTTCGATAGATGGAATCTGCTCCAGCCTCTCAATACGACTCAACGTCGCTGGATTGACTTGAACACCCGCAGCAACATGCTGCAAAGTGAAACCATGCGCCTTACGCACATTTCGTAATGGTGATTGCATATACCCTCCAAATATTGCGCGTTATGCATGTTATTTCACGCAATTATTTTGCGCAAGTTGATTTGCTTATCACGCAATAAAGAAATGTAATAAACGCATGAACATAGGAAACCGAGTCAGACAACTTCGCCAAGCGAAGAACATGAAAATCGCCGATCTCGCTGAAGCAATAGGAGTAGATGCGGCGAACATCTCGCGCTTAGAAACGGGTAAGCAAAAACAATTTACCGAACAAACACTGAGTAATATTGCCAAGAGCTTAGGTGTTGATATTGCTGATCTCTTTACCTCTGCCCTCAAAAGTAATACTGTATATAAAAACAGTAATAATGAGGATGTTGCGCAGGTGAAGGATGTGTTCCGTATTGAAATGCTGGATATCAGTGCCAGTGCGGGAAATGGCCTTATCCAGGGCGGTGATGTCATTGATGTGATTCATGCCATCGAATACAGAACTGATAATGCTGTATCAATGTTCGGCGGACGACCAGCCAATCACATCAAAGTTATCAACGTTCGTGGGGACAGTATGTGTCCAACCATTGAGCCAGGAGATCTCATCTTCGTTGATGTCAGCATCAATCAGTTTGATGGTGATGGTATATATGTCTTTGGTTTTGATGACAAAATATACGTTAAAAGACTTCAAATGATTCCTGACAAACTGCTGGTGATTTCTGATAACCAGATTTACCGTGAATGGGGAATTACTAGCGAAAACGAACACCGATTTATGGTCTTTGGAAAGGTCTTAATCAGTCAGTCGCAAACCCTTAAGAGACATAATTAACCTCAATATCCCATCCATCGGCCACCGAAAGGTGGCTTTTTATTACCCACCGTTTTGCATATTTCGCAAATATTACTTGCATATCTCGCAATTTAATTTTATCTTTTGTTCCAGACCAACTACAGGATTACAACAAAATCTGGTTGCAACACGGTGCACGGTGCATGTGTCGTAAGAGGTCAGTAAATGTCAAAAACGAACAGGCAGGACGCCCACGAAGTAGCCGCCGGTGGCGTATGAATGACCGGATGATTCGTTAGCAACAAAAAAAGCGCCCTATAGGACGCTTCGCTCTTTAACAATCTGGTCCCCATCAACAAGTAACTGATAACTTGAGGAGGTGTGAAATGCACAAAACAGAACCAAAAATCGTCGCGCCTGGCTACACAGATGAGGAAATTTATGAGTGGATGACAAAGAAGCTGGCAGCTATAAACCAGCTTCGTGAAGTGCTGTCTTATCGACAGGAAACAATAGACTCCTTAAAAAAACTGGATCAGGAAATCACGGTTTTATCACAGGATGTTACTTTAGATATTGTGCAGACAAATTAGGATCCCATTCATTTTCGTCAAAATCATCAAAGTGATGAATTTGTGATCTCCAGTCTCGATAATCTAAAAATTTCTGGGCGGTTACACTTATTTTATCAAGCGTGAGTTCATCCTGAATTGAAAGAAGAAGTTCATCAAATTTCATCTCATTAATCTGTTTTGGCATCCAGTGATGCTTCATCAGAATAAGGTGAACCAGAGCCTTTTTCCCATTCAACTGATTATAGGGTGTGCCGAATTTCTTCCGGTGCTCATTTAAGACAAGGTCCAGAAGAGTAAGTAATGTTGCCCTTGATTCAACTTTGCTTATTTCGACTGATGACACTACCCCACTGATTTCAATGCCCCGATACTTTCCAACATTTTCACAGTGGGATTTGTACAGCGTATAGATATTACCGGACATTTCTTTTCCTTTTGCGTTGTTGGGGATAACCAGATTAACCGAATCCTTGTTGTTGGGGAATAACCAGGTCCACCTCGCCTGATGTGGCTAAAAGCAGGCACATAACAGCTAAGTATTTTCAACCAGAGAGAATCCTTAGCGTTGTGGTGAATGCGGCTCAGCGCACGCGGGTTAAGGTTGAGGCTGACAGTCGACCTTCTGTGGATACCCACCCGCCTGGTGTGCAACCTTCGCCAGGCACCGGGAGGCACCCGGCACCACAACTTTATGCTGTGTGTAGTCCTGGCGGTACCAGTTTGTACCCTTGCTTCCGGCTGGTACCGTCCTTTTTTGCAAAACAGAGAAGAGCATCACCGGACGACGGGCTCATAACCCAATCCATCCGGGCGGCTGCCACCGCAGGTGTTCTTCTCTGTTTTGTGGAGAAACTAACCGACCTTGCAGGGTCGATATGATGAGGAGCAGCAAAATGGCTAGCGAACGCAGTACTGATGTGCAGGCATTTATCGGGGAGCTGGACGGCGGCGTATTTGAAACCAAAATCGGCGCAGTTCTCAGTGAGGTCGCTTCCGGTGTGATGAACACGAAAACCAAAGGTAAGGTCTCACTCAACCTGGAAATCGAACCATTTGATGAAAACCGTGTGAAAATCAAACACAAACTCTCATATGTTCGCCCGACTAACCGCGGGAAAATTTCCGAAGAAGACACCACCGAAACGCCGATGTATGTCAATCGCGGTGGTCGCCTGACTATTCTGCAGGAAGACCAGGGACAATTACTGACTCTTGCCGGTGAACCTGACGGAAAACTCCGCGCAGCAGGTCATTAATATCGTTCTTAATTAACCGATTATTTATCTCATCACTGAATATCTTTATATAGTGAGGACTTATTATGTCTCAGAACTTAGACGCAACCGCAATTAATCAAATCCATGCCCTTATTTCTGCTCAGGGTGTTAATGAAATTATCAGTAAGATTGGTGCCGATGCTGTGGCATTGCCTGAGAATTTCCGCATTCATGATCTGGAAAAATTTAATTTAAATCGCTTCCGTTTCCGTGGTGCGCTTTCCACTGCCAGCATCGATGATTTTACCCGTTATTCTAAAGATCTTGCAGATGAAGGCACCCGCTGCTTTATCGATGCTGATAATATGCGTGCCGTCAGTGTGCTTAACCTGGGTACTATTGATGAACCAGGTCACGCAGATAACACTGCCACTCTCAAACTGAAAAAGACAGCACCGTTCTCTGCTCTGTTGTCTGTTAACGGCGAGCGTAACTCCCAGAAGTCACTGGCAGAATGGATCGAAGACTGGGCCGACTACCTTGTGGGCTTTGATGCTAATGGTGACGCCATTCAGGCAACCAAAGCGGCGGCGGCTATCCGTAAAATCACAATTGAAGCGAACCAGACCGCTGATTTTGAAGATAATGACTTCAGCGGCAAACGCTCCCTGATGGAGTCTGTCGAAGCGAAGACCAAAGACATTATGCCAGTGGCATTTGAATTTAAATGCGTTCCGTTTGAAGGTCTGAAAGAACGTCCGTTTAAATTACGCCTCAGCATTATCACTGGCGATCGTCCTGTACTGGTTCTGCGCATTATTCAGCTGGAAGCGGTGCAGGAAGAAATGGCTAACGAATTTCGTGATCTGCTTGTTGAGAAATTCAAAGACAGCAAAGTAGAAACCTTTATTGGTACTTTCACCGCCTGATTTCATTACTGCAAATGCCCCTGCGGGGGCATTTATGGAAACGTAATTAACTCAATAATCGCCGGATGGTGAGGACTTCCTTTTACCAGAATTCAGCGCGGTGCAGCGCATATACGTGGAGAACAAAATGTCATTTATTAAAACTTTTTCCGGGAAGCATTTTTATTATGACAAGATAAATCAAGACGACATCGTTATTAACGATATCGCGGTTTCCCTTTCAAATATCTGTCGCTTTGCAGGACATCTTTCACATTTCTACAGCGTCGCCCAACATGCGGTGCTTTGCAGCCAACTGGTGCCGCAGGAATTTGCTTTTGAAGCGTTAATGCATGATGCAACAGAAGCGTATTGCCAGGACATTCCCGCACCACTGAAACGCCTTCTTCCTGACTATAAACGGATGGAAGAAAAAATAGACGCCGTAATCCGTGAGAAATACGGGTTACCCCCAGTTATGAGTACACCCGTGAAATATGCCGATCTCATCATGCTGGCAACTGAACGCCGCGATCTCGGGCTTGATGATGGCTCTTTCTGGCCAGTACTGGAAGGTATCCCGGCAACAGAGATGTTCAAAGTTATTCCACTGGCACCGGGCCATGCCTACGGGATGTTTATGGAACGCTTCAACGAGTTATCGGAATTACGCAAATGTGCATAACTCATGTAGTTAGTTTTTCTGGCGGGAGAACATCCGCATATCTTGTTCACCTGATGGAAGAACAAAGAAAGGCTGGCAATAACGTCTGCTACATCTTTATGGATACCGGTTGCGAACATCCGCTGACATACCGCTTTATCCGGGAGGTTGTGAAGTTCTGGGACATACCACTAACTGTGTTACAGGTCGATATAAATCCTGAGCTTGGGCAGCCAAATGGTTATACAGAATGGGAGCCAACGGATATTCAGACACGAATGCCGGTGCTTAAACCGTTTATGGACATGGTTAAAAAGTACGGCACGCCATACATCGGCGGCGCGTTCTGTACTGACAGGCTAAAACTCATCCCTTTCACGAAATACTGCGATAACCATTTCGGGCGAGGTAATTACATCACATGGCTGGGTATTCGTGCAGACGAACCCCGTAGGCTGAAACCGAAATCGGGCGTCCGGTATCTTGCCGAGCTGTCAGATTTTGATAAGTCGGATGTTATCCGGTGGTGGCGAAAACAACCTTTTGATTTGCAAATCCCGGAGCATCTCGGGAACTGTGTTTTCTGCATCAAAAAGTCAACGCAAAAGCTGGGGCTTGCATGTAAAGACGAACCAGGTCTGATGCGAGTTTTTAATGAGCTGGTTACAGGCAAACACGTCAGGGATGGTCATCGCAGAACAGGTAAAGACATTATGTACCGTGGTCACCTGACGCTTGACGGAATTGCCAGAATGTCTGCCAACAGCGACTACAGAAATTTGTATCAGGCGATGGTACAGGCCAGGCGATTCGATACCGGCTCGTGTTCAGAGTCATGTGAAATCTGGGGTGATCAATTGGAATTGGAATTCGAAGAGGTAGGGGTATGACAACCGAAATTAACTACCATGCACTGCTTGAGCGCGCACGGAATAAAGTGCAGAGCATTGAGTTCGCCTTAACACAGAGTGCATTCGCTGAGATTCGCGCTGAGCTTGAAAATGATTTAGAACTGGCACGGATTGCACTGGCATCTCTGGAAGTTGAGCCAGATGAACGCGCAGCCTATGAATTATTTATGGAAAAGCGTTTCGGTAAAACAGTCGATCGTCGGAGAGCAAAAAACGGCGATAACGAATACATGGCATGGGATATGACTCTCGGTTGGATCATCTGGCAGCAACGAGCTGGTATCCATTTTTCAACAATGTCACAACAAGAGGTGAAATAATAGAGCCATACAGCCTCACACTCGATGAGGCCTGTTCATTGCTCAATGATATCCAGACCTACCATCGCCGCATCAATGCGGCTTTTTCTTGCGTGTAATTGCGGAGACTTTGCGATGTACTTGACACTTCAGGAGTGGAACGCTCGCCAGCGACGCCCAAGAAGCCTTGAAACAGTTCGTCGATGGGTGCGCGAATGCAGGATATTCCCTCCTCCGGTTAAGGATGGAAGAGAGTATCTGTTCCACGAATCAGCGGTAAAGGTTGACTTAAATCGACCAGTAACAGGTAGCCTTTTGAAGAGGATCAGAAATGGGAAGAAGGCGAAGTCATGAGCGCCGGGATTTACCCCCTAACCTTTATATAAGAAACAATGGATATTACTGCTACAGGGACCCAAGGACGGGTAAAGAGTTCGGATTAGGCAGAGACAGGAGGATAGCAATTACTGAAGCAATACAGGCAAACATTGAGTTATTTTCAGGACACAAACACAAGCCTCTGACAGCGAGAATCAACAGTGATAATTCTGTTACGTTACATTCATGGCTTGATCGCTACGAAAAAATCCTCGCCAGCAGAGGAATCAAGCAGAAGACACTTATAAATTACATGAGCAAAATTAAAGCAATAAGGAGGGGGCTACCTGATGTTCCACTTGAAGACATCACCACAAAAGAAATTGCAGCAATGCTCAATGGATACATAGACGAGGGCAAGGCGGCGTCAGCCAAGTTAATCAGATCAACACTGAGCGATGCATTCCGAGAGGCAATAGCTGAAGGCCATATAACAACAAACCCGGTCGCTGCCACTCGCGCAGCAAAATCAGAGGTAAGGAGATCAAGACTTACGGCTGACGAATACCTGAAAATTTATCAAGCAGCAGAATCATCACCATGTTGGCTTAGACTTGCAATGGAACTGGCTGTTGTTACCGGGCAGCGAGTTGGTGATTTATGCGAAATGAAGTGGTCTGATATCGTAGATGGATATCTTTATGTCGAGCAAAGCAAAACAGGCGTAAAAATTGCCATCCCAACAGCATTGCATGTTGATGCTCTCGGAATATCAATGAAGGAAACACTTGATAAATGCAAAGAGATTCTTGGCGGAGAAACCATAATTGCATCTACTCGTCGCGAACCGCTTTCATCCGGCACAGTATCAAGGTATTTTATGCGCGCACGAAAAGCATCAGGTCTTTCCTTCGAAGGGGATCCGCCTACCTTTCACGAGTTGCGCAGTTTGTCTGCAAGACTCTATGAGAAGCAGATAAGCGATAAGTTTGCTCAACATCTTCTCGGGCATAAGTCGGACACCATGGCATCACAGTATCGTGATGACAGAGGCAGGGAGTGGGACAAAATTGAAATCAAATAATGATTTTATTTTGACTGATAGTGACCTGTTCGTTGCAACAAATTGATAAGCAATGCTTTTTTATAATGCCAACTTAGTATAAAAAAGCAGGCTTCAACGGATTCATTTTTCTATTTCATAGCCCGGAGCAACCTGTGAACACATTTTCAGTTTCCCGTCTGGCGCTGGCATTGGCTTTTGGCGTGACGCTGACCGCCTGTAGCTCAACACCGCCCGATCAACGTCCTTCTGATCAAACCGCGCCTGGTACCTCTTCTCGCCCGATTCTGTCGGCAAAAGAAGCGCAGAATTTCGATGCTCAACACTATTTTGCATCCCTGACACCAGGTGCGGCAGCGTGGAATCCTTCCCCGATTACCCTGCCTGCGCAACCTGACTTTGTTGTCGGCCCGGCGGGTACTCAAGGTGTAACGCATACCACGATTCAGGCGGCGGTAGATGCGGCAATTATCAAGCGCACCAACAAGCGCCAGTATATTGCCGTGATGCCTGGTGAGTATCAGGGAACGGTGTATGTCCCTGCCGCTCCGGGTGGAATTACTCTGTACGGTACAGGTGAAAAACCGATTGATGTGAAGATTGGGCTTTCCCTTGATGGGGGCATGAGCCCTGCCGACTGGCGTCACGACGTCAACCCGCGCGGCAAATATATGCCAGGTAAACCAGCGTGGTATATGTACGATAGCTGCCAGAGCAAACGCAGCGACAGTATCGGTGTTCTCTGCTCTGCGGTCTTCTGGTCACAAAACAATGGCCTGCAACTGCAAAATCTGACCATCGAAAACACGCTGGGCGATAGCGTAGATGCGGGTAACCATCCGGCGGTGGCACTGCGTACTGATGGTGACAAAGTGCAGATCAATAACGTCAACATTCTCGGTCGTCAGAATACCTTCTTTGTCACCAACAGTGGTGTGCAAAACCGTCTGGAAACCAACCGTCAGCCGCGTACTCTGGTGACCAACAGTTACATTGAAGGGGATGTGGATATCGTTTCTGGTCGCGGCGCAGTGGTGTTCGATAACACCGAATTCCGCGTGGTGAACTCACGTACTCAGCAAGAAGCGTATGTGTTTGCACCGGCTACGCTGTCTAACATCTATTACGGTTTCCTCGCCGTAAACAGCCGTTTCAATGCTTCCGGTGATGGCGTGGCGCAACTGGGTCGCTCGCTGGATGTTGATGCCAATACCAACGGTCAGGTGGTGATCCGTGATAGCGCCATCAACGAAGGTTTTAACACAGCCAAACCCTGGGCTGATGCGGTGATCTCTAATCGTCCGTTTGCGGGTAACACCGGCAGCGTTGATGATAACGACGAAATACAACGCAATCTGAATGACACTAACTACAACCGCATGTGGGAATACAATAACCGCGGCGTGGGTAGCAAAGTGGTTGCAGAGGCGAAGAAGTAA